GCACTTGCCTGACGCCTGCGGTCGAGGCGTTCAACCGTGGCGTTCTTCACAGCCTTTGCCTTCCCACGGTCAAACTCAGATACCCGCGCGGGATCGCCATCAGTTGCCACTCCTCGATCCCGCGCGGGCGGCGCGCCATTAGGATGCTGACTTACGGTCGGCGCGCGCGAAGATTAAGGCCGGGGAACCGCCCCCGATACCCCGGCCCCCTCGCGCGTCGAAGCCCGGAGGAACCCATAGGAAGGATTCAGCTCCGACGCGCGAGAGAATCAAAGATCGTTATTTCTTCCCGGAGTCCAGCCCTTTCGCTAATTTATCCCTAGCGACCTGCGACAGTTTGACGCCAGACTTGTCGCCGCCGCGCCGCTCCCGCTCTTCTTCGAGCTGTCGGCGCAGTTCCTTGTCCAAGGTAATCGTAACCACATTTCTCGGCCTGTTCGGCTTCTCCTGTTTTTTATCGTTGCTCATTGTTTTTGGTTGTCCCTCCCTCTTCTGTGCAGGCAATGCCTGCAATGCCTACTCACTCTACACAAGCCGCAACGTTTTGACAAGGGATATTTTTGCAATCATGATCCGCACAGGAGGAACCTATGGCAAAACCACGACCAAATGTGGTGACTACCACATTCGATGAGCACACCCGTAAGCGTATTGAGACTTGCGTTCAAAAATATCACAAGCGTGATAAAGCCTTAGTCGTTTACGAAATTGTAAGCACGTATATCGGGATGTACGAGGAGGCTGAAAATGCCCGCCTCGAAACCCTGGTAGAACAAGGTGCAAGGGGAAAAGTACAGGCGCCCTCGACGCTAACAGGTCGACGGGCGCGCAAGTCGGCTTGATACATGGTTTACAGCCGAATTTGCGCCTGGTGAAACGCCTTCCCGACGGCGAATTGTCCACCGTCGAATATTCCAACCCCACGCCCAGAGTCAAAGGCTAGGCAGGCGCTTGCGGGCTTTGTTTTATGGCTTGTTGCCCTCGACACCTCTTTGTCGAACCTGCAAGCAATCCATCAACCTCACTGACACACGCCAGAGACGGGGCCACCAGCGGCCCCGTTTTCCTTTTCTTTTCCTGTTTTTCCGTGTTTTATGCGAATTGTGCAAATAGTACTTGCATTGCAGGTATGACTTGCGTATACTGCACCTGCATTCAACGGAGGAACTTATGGCAATCAATAAAATCAAATTCGCAAAAGTAGTTGAGGCGGCAAAGGCAAAAGCGGCGGGTTCTCCTGAGTGGCTGCGCGCAATCGAGAAAGCAACAGCGCGCATCCTGGACGGCGGCCTTGTTGTCACGCTGTTTGCCGACGACACGGCGCTTGTGACTTCGCTCAACGGTTCATACCGGGTCAATGGCGCTTGCGATTGCGCCGCCCGGACGAATCATTGTTACCATCGCGCAGCCAAGCGGCTGATGGAGATTTACGAAGCGGAGCCGGAAGCGGTTGCCGTCGCGCCTGAAATCACTCGCAGCGTCGAGCGTGATGTCGTCACGCGGCGCCGCGTCAAAGTCACCAGAGTTGATGGTTGGGTTATCTAACAAGGAGGCAACAAATGAGCACAGTTGAACGACCTGAATATGTCACGGACGAACACTTGGAATATCTGGACGATCTGCGCGAATCCGGCGCAACGAACATGTTCGGCGCTGCGCCATATTTGGCGGACGCGTTTGAGATCGATAAGAAGCAGGCGCGAGAGATATTAAGTTACTGGATGAAGACGTTCGGTGAAAGGAGGAGCGCCCATGTCGCTGACCAAACGCTATCTTGAGAGATTACCGCAGGCCGAGCAGGACGAAATCCTGGGCCGCTTCGACGAGTGGACGGACAGCGCCGAGAACGAGCCGCCGGACGAAGAGTTGGCAGAGTGGGCGCAAGCGCTGATGGAAGAGGAGGACGAACAGTGCTAACCCAAGCCGACGAAATCAAAGCAGAACTGGACAAGCTGGACGGTGAGATTGGCTGGCACGGACAGTGCATTGACGAATTGGAAGAGCGCATAAGCCGACATAGGCGCGACCGCGACGGCTTATACAGGCAGCGCGCGACACTGGAAGAGAAGCTACGCAGGGAAGAGGCCCGGCTTATCAGACCGCAGCCGAAGGGCACGGTCTACGACAACTGGAAGATTTAACAAGCTTGCGCTCGCTTCAGAGGGAGGCGGGCGCGATGCCGGGCGGGGCGATTAGAGAGCGTTTGGGAACCCCGCCCGGCCTTATCCAAAGGAGGAATTATGTCCACAGCATTACAACTACAACGAGTCGAACGCGCAGCCGGGGCGCTTGCCCGAATAGACAACATCGAAGACCTGCAAACGCTGGCGCAAATATTCGTCAAGTCCGGCTTCTTTCAGGACGCGAAGGACGCGGCGCAGGCTATCGTCAAGGTGATGGCGGGCGCGGAGCTTGGCTTTCCGGCCATCGCGTCAATGACTGGCATTTACATCGTCAAGGGCAAAGTCTCGATGTCGGCTAACCTGATGGCGGCGGCTATCAAGCGGAGCGGGAAATACAACTTCCGTGTGAGGCAGTTGGACAGCCAAGCGGCAGAGATTGAGTTCTTCGAGGACAACCGATCCATAGGTGTGTCACGGTTCACGATGGTCGAAGCGAAGGGCGCGAACTTGGCCGATAGTCCAACGTGGCAGAAGTTCCCGCGCAATATGCTTTACGCGCGCGCGATGTCGAACGGCGCGAAATGGTTTTGCCCTGACATCTTCGGCGGGCCTGTGTACACGCCTGACGAGTTAGGCATGCGAACAGACGAAGAAGGGGAAGCGATAGAAGTCAGGCCGGAACCTGTCGCCGCATTACCCGAACCGGAAGTTGTAGACCCGAATTGGGAGCCAGAACCCGAACGCCCCGTCAGGCTCGAAGGCGCGCAGCCGACGGACGCAAGGCCAAGGACGCTCGGCGATCTGGTAACACCTAAGCAGCTCTGGATGATCAGAAGCACAGGGCGCGAAAGCGGTGTTGACGTAGAGGCTGAATGCCAGAAGCAATACCGTTGCAGCCTGGAAGAGATCAGCAAGAAAGCGGCTTCGCAACTGATTGAATACCTAAAGGAGAAAGTAGAGCCGAAGCCGGAGGCCATGCCGTCGGACGAACTCCGCGCGCTCAATCGGCAGTTGGGCTACAGCGAGGCGCAGCTGTTGAAGTGGCTTTCGGAGAAATTCGGATTCAGCAAGGGGCTGAGCCTACAAACCGCGCTCGGATCGCTCAATCCGGGCGAGATGAGCCAGTGCATAGACCTGTTCAAACAGAAATTGGAGGAAAAATGAGAAACTATCCGCAGGAAATCGAAGAACAATCAATCGCACTCACCAGACTGAGCGAGGAGCGCGACCGGGCGAAGGAAGCATTAGAAGCCGTGACCGACGAGATCATGCGCGAAGTTCTTGGCGAGACTGAGCTGACCGGCAAACTGCGCTACACGAACGACAAGGCGCGCGACCTTGCCATTCGGGACAGGTGCCGCAATTCGCCCGCCTGGGTCGAAATCAGCGAAAGAGCGAGACTTGCGGAGATCGCTCGCGCTGCATCCGAAGCCAAGCGCGAACGCCTGCGCGGCGAGTTCAGCGAATCGAAGCTCGCTCGGCGGGAACGGATCGTGAACATGGAAGCGGCGATAAACTAGGAGGGATCATGAGTGAATCGAAGTATACGCCGGGGCCGTGGATAGCGTCCGGCGACAGCAAGTACATTGACAGTGACGACGGCTGGATTGCCGAGGTTAATTCGTGGCCGACAAGCCCGGTTAAACAAGTGCCAGAGGGAAGCGAGAAGCATCAAGCGAATGCCCGCCTGATAGCCGCCGCGCCGGATTTGCTGGACGCCCTACTTGAAATCGTGGCGCGCAATGAAATTCAGAATTGGTTCAATCTCGATCAGGCCCGCGCCGCAATCGCCAAAGCCAAAGGAGAGCAATCATGATGGACTTAAACGGGATAGTCATAACGCCTGATTCGCAGCGGCGGACAGAGACACGGGTAGAGACGCGGCCCGAATGGTTGACGGTTAAAGACGTATCCGAACTGTTCCTGCTTACGCCGGGTACGGTTTACAGCCTGTGTCGCAAGGGGCAGATGCCGCACAAGAGAATCGGCAGGAGCTATCGCTTCAACTACGCGCAGCTTATCAAGTGGGCGGAAACGGAGGAGGCGGCGTAAAGGCCGCTCTTAACAGAACAATCCAAAGGTAAAGAAAGGAAATATGGGAACAAGGCATTTAATCGCAGTGCAGTTAGATGGTAAATACCGCATCGCTCAATACGGCCAGTGGGACGGCTATCCGAGCGGGCAAGGCGCGGACGTGCTGAAGTTTCTCCGCAAAATGAACCGACCGAAGTTTGAAGAGAAATTACGCGCCGCTTCTTTTTGCACGGATGCAGATTGGGCAGAGATCAAGGCCAGAATTGAGCGCGACAATCTAGGCGGGCACAACGAGCAGTGGAAAGAAGTTTGGCCGGAATTGAGCCGGGATACAGGGGCCAAGGTTCTAGCGCTGGTTCAAGAGAAGGAGGCAGGCATAAAGCTGAGAGATCAAATCGACTTTGCGGCAAACTCGCTGATGTGCGAGTGGGGTTACGTGATAGACCTCGACACGAACACGCTTGAAGTCTTCAAGGGCTTTCAAAAAAATCCCTTGCCAGAAGGCGATCGATTCGCCAACTTCAGGCCGACCAATCCGCGCGAAGCCGTGGAGGGCTATTACCAGATTCGCAGGATTGCGTCATACTCGCTGGATAAACTGCCAACTCAAAGACGATTGGAGCGCGACTGTGACCCACCCGACGAAGATTGACCCATGAGCAATTCTCATCCACAATCCGCCCGGTTCGCACAGCTCCGAGAAATCGGAGGAACCAATCATGCAGAAAAAGAGAAAGCGCCAGGATGGGGTCTGGAAAGACCCGGACTCCGGCATCTGGCGCTATAGATTTATGCTCAAGGGGAAGCGTTATTTTGGAGCGCTTCCCCAATGTAAAAACAAGACCGAAGCGAAGGCGGCGCGTGATCGTCGCCGTATCGCTGTCCGTGAAGGCCGCGAGGATCGAATCGAAGCCGAAACAAACTTCAAAGCCTTCGTGGAGAAAATCTTTATGCCGTGGGTCGAGACGAACAAATCGAAAGGGACGTATCAGAGCTACCGATGGCGCTGCGACGATCTCATTAAAGCGTTCGGCTCGCTCCACTTGCAGGAAGTATCGCAGATTGGAATCGAGAGATTCAAGCGGGATCAGTTGAAGCGAAAGACCAAGCGTGGGCAGGCTCAATCCCCGGCGTCGGTGAACCGTTATCTTCAGGTTCTCGCCTCGATCTTCAGCCGGGCCGGGGAATTGGGCCTGATCGAAAAGCGCCCGAAGATCGAAACCCTTCGAGAAGACAATCAGCGGCTTAGGTATCTCTCGACCGACGAGGAAAAGAGATTACTTGCCGCTGCACTGCCACACCTTCAGGATTTAATCGTCGTCGGACTGGCAACGGGTCTTCGACGGGACGAACTCTTCAGCTTGCAAAAGGAGGATATTGACCTTGTTCTTAATCTGGTTACGGTCACTGATGGCAAAGGTGGGAAGCTTCGGACTGTCCCGCTCGATCCCGATGGCGCCGCTGCGCGGACTCTCGCATGGCTCAAGAAAACCTCAAGGTCGGAGTGGGTTTTTACTTCGCCGCATTCCGGGGGAAAGTTTACGCGCGTGGATCGCTCGCTCGCGGCGGCTTGCAAAACTGCGGAAGTGGAGCCGATCACGCTTCACGCTCTAAGGCATACTTTCTGCACTCGACTCGCGGCTGCCGGTGTGGATGTTCGGACAATCAAGGAGCTGGCCGGACATTCGGATATCCAGACCACGATGAGATATCTTCATCTTGTCGAATCGAACAAGCATCAGGCAATTAGAAAACTGAGCGGCTACTACGAAGGCGCGGAAGTCGTTCCCATTAGGAAAGCGGGGTAAGAATGGAGCGCGAGAATCGGCTACGGAATCGCGTTGAGCAGCAACGGTGGAAAATCCGCCAACAAGGGAAGCAAATTTTAGACTTGGTAGCCAAGCTAAACGACTTCAACGCCCATGTGCGTCAGGTGATTAGGTGGTACCAAATGCAGTGCGACGAAACAGCCGCCAAGTTTTCCCAAGACGAAAGCGAAACAGGCCAGCAAATGTATTGGCGGGCAGACGGCGCATCCGATGCGCTTGAATGGCTGGTGTCGCAATTCCCTGACAAGCCGCTGCCCCAAGCTAAATTACCACTAAATTACCACTCCGACACCGAACGGAACACCGGAGCAGGGAACTTAACCTGCTCAGGCTCACCACTTACAGCAGAGCAGGGAAGCGGAGAGTGAGGGACTCGAACTCCCAAACCCGCTTTTGCGGTTTTTACCTATTAACTTGGATTTTCAACGAAGTACACCAATAAATCGGGGCCGTGCGAACCTTCGATTTAGACTCTTTACGATTCTTTGGGAAAGACACTTACCATTATTTTACCACTGCCCCAGATTCTAATGATTATTCTCTTGACTTCAAATTGAATTTGAGTACAATAGCACTGTCAGTTGGAATTGAAAACGCAGCTAACGGAGGAATGAGATGACTGAGAATCAAATCGAACGCAGAACGGAAAGCATGATTAACAGCCTCGACCGCACATTTATGAACACCAGTATGTCGCAGGAAGAATACGACAGCAAAATGGCCGAGATTAGGAAATGGGCGGATACGGAATACGCAGTCCAAAGCGATGCGGAGCGCGCAGGCTTTGAAGTCTGACTAGCCGAAATGCTCTCTGACAACGAACAAATCCCACAGGCCGTGACGACGACCATTCAGGTATGGGGCTTCCGTAGTTTGTTGCTGTTCCCTCTGAGTTTGCGAACAATACCGGTCGTGGGATTTGTTGGTTGGCAATAAGAATGGAGGAAAAGAAAATGGCCGAAATAAGACACCAGTACAGAGACGGATTCAACTATGAGCAGCACACCCTTTGCGGCGCAGCCGGTACACCGTGGGCTGCGGACGCGATTCCCTGCGAGCCTTGCGCGCAGAAGGCAAGAGAACGGGCCGCAGCGAAAGCCGCTCGCGCTCGCGCGATTCAAGAAGCGAAGGAAGAGAAATTACGCGGAATGGACAACGTTAAAATTTACGACTAACACCGACCGCCAGCAGTCCCTAGCCGGAGGAAACATGAAAAAGTGCAAGATTTGTAAAAAGCCTTTCACTCCCAAAACAAAAGAGCAAATTTACTGCCGTCTGAACTGCGCCGGTAAAGATAAGGCATGGGTGCTAAAGACAACATGACAACAGAAGAACAACTAACCATCTTGGCTATTAAAGGCGCAATTTCCGAATTGCCGCCGCATCAGGAAGAAGCCTGTAATGAACTGGCCGAACACATGCGGCGAATGATAAAAGCGGCGGGTTCACCTGTCGGGGAATTAGCCATTACGCTTGTAGGCGCTGAGATACAGGCAGAGGCTTAACGAATATGACCACCGACCGCCAGCAATCCCTAGCCGGAGGAATATGACCTACGAACAACTGTGCGACCGTCACGACGAATTGTGCGCAACCTACAATGACACCGAAGACCCGGCGCTTCTTGAGCAAATCTGCGCGCTGGAAGTAATGTTAATTGGCGAAGAGTTCATGCCGCCGCCTGAAGAAATGGGCGAGGAACAATGACACCTGAAGAAAGACAATCCAGCCTAGCCGCCGCCCGTCGCGCGTGCGAGTGGCTACGTGACAGCATCGCAGTGTACGGCGAGTGCAGGGAAGCACTGGACTGCCTCATTGCCGAGTTCACCCGGCTCGACACATCCGAACAGAAGCGCACTTCCCGCGCTGGCCGTCCTCTTCTCCCTCACCCTGGTAAGAAAACCCTACACCAACGTCTCTACCGAAAACGCAAGGAGAAACAATGAGAAAACACCCCGAACAAATGGATAACGAAATCTATCTGGGCAATATTAGCCCCTGCGACTATGGGTTCATTGATTGGAACACCAAGCGCCAGGGCAAGACATCGTACGCGCCGGACGGTTCCCGGCTAGGCGAGCACGATAGCGCGCTCCTCAAGCCGGTATTTATCAATCGCGCTGAAGTAGAGGCCGAACTCGCAGCAGGTGTTACCGAGAGTAGGCGGCGCGAATATCAGAGAATGCTGGATAACGGAACAGTGTTCTTCGACGAGACCCCCCTATGAAACCCAACCCCAAAGGCCCCCTCTCCTTCTATCTGCTGCGCCTTCTATTCCGCGCATCCCCCTTCATCGTCATCATCGCCCTTCTCCTGGCGCTCTACCACAACTGCTAACCCCCACCATGTTCCACTCACTATTCCACAGACTCTTCGACCTTCTCATCCGTGCCCACGTCCGCATCTCTAATCTCATCGCCTCCCTTCGCACCAAGCGCAAGCCGAAGCGCTAGCACTGTAGCCGATCGCGCGCGGTCCATTGCACCCACGCGCACTATTAAGGGGGTACGATAGCCCCAATGAAGGACAGGGGGAGGGCGGAACCACCCGTTCACAGCCCCTCCCCTTCCCCACTTTTGCAGTTATCACGGAACTTTCAGGGAGTTTCTTGTGTTGGCGTCGTGTTTTTCGATGGATCAGTGATTGGAAAGCTGAATGAATGGCTTCTTGCTGTTGCGGTGAGTTCCTGGGGGGATTGTAAGGGGGGTTAATATTTGCTGTCAACGTGGGTAGCCACAGTGGAAGATTAATAGGGGTGTGGTAGGATGGGGGGATGAGAGAAGCAGAGTTCTACGAGTCGTTGACCGATGCCTTGAATAAGGGATACCGTTTCGCCTTCAATAAAGGCGACTTCGGCAACCAGACTGACGTGTTCATGGTATCTATAGTGGCCGAACCAAACCTGCCGCTTGTGTGTGGTGTAGGCGAAACGCTTATCGCGGCCTACCTAGACTGTTGGAACGAGGCTATAGCACGGCCAACCCTGTGAAAATTGAGGAAGCGATGACACCGGAAAACCTTAACACTGAGATGCTGCTGCAACTGATGGCCAAGCTGCAATTCATCGCAAAAGCCGCGAGAGAAAAAGGCATGACCGCTGGCCGATCCGAACCGCGATACGACGCCGTTGAGATAAAGGCCAAAGACTTGTTGAACAAGCTCGACAAGCTCATTCCGGCGGTTATGCTCTCGGAGATCGGAGCGATTACGCAGCTAACGAAAGACCTGTATAAACTCATGGGCGAAGAAGAAAGCGAGACCACGAATGGAAGAGGAAACTAGTCCTATATTGGCTCCGATAATGACCGCTGAGGAAATTGAGGAGAAGTTCTGCGCGAATCATCGAATGGCAGAGATAGTTGACTACAAAGAGGGGCCGACAATGGCCAGCGACATTAATCGAGAGTTGGACGATGCGACCCGCAGCACAGGCCCACAGCCGGAAACGCGGCGACCACGACGCATCGACTGCAACGCCGAAGAATTGATCACTATCTACGGCAGCCTGCAAGTATATCTCAAAGTCCTGACTCAACAGCCGGACGAAGACCTTGAAACGATTGCGCGAGTCACGCGGTTGATGATCGCCATCAAGCCGCAGGCTGTCGAAGCTTCTCAAGAGATCGCAAGGAGAGAGACATAATGGAAATTGACGCCAAACATATTGCTAAAATCGTAACAGATGCAGTGGCCAAAGAGACGTTCGCTGAGCGCCGCCAGTTGATAGATGCAGCGTTCCGAGAGATGGCCATCTCGGACACCTCCGACATAGACGCATCGACAATGAGGCTGCTTGAATCGCACATCGCGCAAGTTAAAGAGCGCCGCCCGGACTTGAGCGAGACTGATGCATACATCGTGGCAGGCAGACTCTTAAAGCAACTGATCGCCTGCTATCAGGGCGCCCTACAGCAGCTCTTGCCGTAATCATCCTAGCCGCTTCCTGGCATTCGGGCCGTCAATTCCAACCTGACGGCCCGTATTTTTGCCTAATCCTACCTTGACAATGGCGCGCTAATTCCCCTATCTTCGGCGCGTAATGGCGCAAAAAGACACACATCATCCTGCAAACGGGCACGTTTCGCCCCATTATGAGTCAGGGCTTCCCCTTGACTCTGCAATTCGTATCGTTGAAGTGGACGAAAACGGCCTGATGGAGATGCTTCTAAGGCTCAGAGGTAGCGAGAAATACATTGCAGACCTCGCCGCTAAGCTGGAAGTCAGTGCGCAACATCTGGGAGACGTGCTGGCCGGACGCAAGAGCTTCGGCGCGAAGCTGCTCAAGGCGATGGGCGTCGTCAGAGTGCGTCAAATCTACGATGTCGAAATCGTCATGGATGAGGGCATAGATGAGTGAAAGCCTTCAAACAGTCATCTCCGAAGACCGCCGCGAAAAGTTCCTGCTCGCGGTCGCATTCCCTTCGTCAAGATCGGCCAGTCTCATTGAAGCGGCAATGGAAGCCGGTATCAGCACGGCGGACGCCGTTCGATTGATGAACGACCCCGGATTCATCGCGCAAGTTCGACAAGTCACATTCGCCCAGGCTTCAGCGGCGCTGCACGGCGAAGGAATCGCGGATTTAATCAGGATCGCAACGCGCAGCGAGACAGACCGCGAGAAGCTGACGGCGTGGCGGACGATTGCCATGCTTACCGGCGACCTGAAACACAAGCACCAACACGACGTGAGAGTTACGTTTGAAGACATGCGCGACCGGCGCGGCGGCGATGAACTTGCAGGATTATTTGATATTCGAGGCGCAGTTGTCGAGGCGGAGCTTGAAGATGCAGGCTAACAGTCCACAACTCATTCAGGTGGATCAGATCAAGATGATCCTCGACCCGGCGCGCATTGACCGGGAGTATCAAACCTTCCTGGCAGATGAAGACGCCTACATCGAGCGCCGATTCGCAGACCTCCGAGATTGGGACTTCCCTGTTTACTGCGCCGTCAATATTACCATCACGACGAAGGACGGGCGCGCCATTCCGTTCATTCTCAACCGGGTTCAACTGGAATTTTTGCGCTGTATCCTCGAAGACCTTGCCGCTGGAAAGCCTGTGCGGATTCTCGTCGTCAAGGATCGGCAACTCGGCGTGTCCACAATCATTCTGATTTTCTTCTACTGGCTGACATCGCTTCGCCCGAATCGCAACACAATCGTTATCACGCATGACATGGATTCGGTTCACGACTTCTCAAGCCGTCTCGCCGCCGTGATTGACGAAGCGAACGATATGTTGACGCCGGAAATCAAAGCCGCCCGGCGCGAAGTCATCCACTTCGCCACGCCATCGGGGAGAGGCGGACACAGAAAGCGAGGACAGGGCGCGGGCCAAAACAGCAAGATACGCTTCTTCACCTGCAAGAAGGTGTCGCTGGGACGCTCCTTCACGATTCAATACGCGCACATCTCAGAGGCCGCTTTTTACGGGGATTTGAAGCCGAAGGTAAGCGTTAAGAAATTGCTCGGCTCGCTCGCTCACGCGATACCGAAAGTTCCCGGCTCGATACTCGTCATTGAAACCACGCCGAACGGCTTAAACGAAGTGGCCGAGATTTGGGACAAGGCAACCAAAGGAATAAACGAGTTCCGGCCTGTCTTCCTGTCGTCCATCGGCTCGGACGAATACCGCGATCCGCTGCCGGAGAATCAAACGCTGGACTTGTGCGAGGCCGAAGAGTCTTCCGGCGTTCCGACGCGATGGGGCAACGAGGTTGCCGAATCGAAACTGATCCGCGAAGAGCTAATCAAATGGTATCCCGACTTCTACGCGAAATGGGGCGACAAGTGGCTTGACCGGGAAATCCTCGCGCGGCTGAACTGGCGCAGGCAATACATTGACGGGCCGTGCAATGGAGACAAGGCGCTATTCCGCCGGGAGTTTCCGCTTACGCCGCAACAGGGATTTGAGGCGACGGGAAAGAACTGTTTCGATTTGCGCTCCATCGGCCTGATGCGGAAGCGCGTCGAAGAGGAGGGCGTTCAGCCCCGGCGCTACGCCTACGTTGGCGACCCCGACAGCGACAACCCGAAAGACCAATTCCGACCGGATGATTATGGTCCGCTGGTAGTCTATGAGGGTCGACGCGAAGGCGTTCAGTATGTCCTTGCTGCTGATCCGGCGATGGGCAATCCCAACAGCGACCCGTCCGCGCTCATCGTCTATGCCGTGTCCGAAACAGAACCGCATCTGCGGGAAGTGGCTTCGTACAACAAGATTATCAAGCCTGATGTATTCGCTGACCTGATTTACTACCTGGGAAAAGGTTACAACAACGCGCTCGTCGTCGTCGAAGACAACCCGGCGGGCGGCGGGCCTATTGTCAATCTGCACCTTCACCGGCAGGCGAAATATGAGCGGATTTATTTCCGGCTCGATCCTTACGACAAGAAGGCCGCGCCGAGGCCCGGATTCGTCACGCACGAACGCAACCGGGGGACGATCATCACCGGCCTCGATTTGCGAATCAGGAACGGTGAAATACTTCTGCGAACGCCGCTGCTGCTTGAACAGCTTGAACACTTCGTTGAGCTTGAGAACGGCGACATGGGCGCGGAACCCGGATACAACGACGACCTGGCGATGGCCGCGATGATTGGGGTTAATGCCAGTTTGCGAGTTTACGAACAGGTGATAAGGGAAGGCCCGCCGCCGGGAAGCGTCGGAGACTTGAAGAAAAAGGGCGTATTTAAGAGGGGGAGACGATAATGCCGCGTAGAATCAGGCCATCAACCGCCGCGACAAAAGAAAACCTGAGAATTCGGCGTCAAACCGGCCCCGTCGTCGTCGAAACCGGCGATGCCGAGAAAGACGGCCCTATCTGGATGTCGCGCATCTTGAAGACCCTGCAAACCCGCATCGAGAGCGACAACGGCGACAGACATTGGGCCGCATATCACAACTGGTTTAACGGCCTGCAATGGCAGCACGAAGACACCAGCAAGAACAGTTGGGACTTGTACAGCGACACGATAACGAGCATCTACACGAATAACATCGTCCAGTCCATCGCGTCCGCATACATGCCCTTCCTGCTCAACGGCAGGATAGAATTTAAGGTAAAGCCGAAGAAGACCGCCGAGACGAACGCCGCCGAGATTCACACCGGACTGCTCAATTACGAGTGGAAAGAGCGCAAGGCAACCGAACAGGTGAAGATGATTATTGATGATGTCGTCGTCATCGGCCACGGCATCGCTGAGACGGCCTATTGCGTGGAAGTGGACGAAGCCCGGCGCAAGGATCAAGGCAACATCGAATACCGCGATTATGTGCGGCGAGATGCTGCTTACGTCGAGTGGCTCAGCCCCTTCGATTTCTTGCAGGATTTGACCGCGAAGGACGGGACGCCGCGCACCGCCCATTGGTGCGCGAAGCGGTTCTACGTTCCCTACGACGATCTTGTCGCCAACAAGCGATACAGCAGGCGCGTTACCGACCTGATTCAGACCGGAACGTCGAGCCACAACCTGACGACCCGCAGCGCGTTCAGAAACGACGCAAGATTCAGCGCGGGCGGGTTCTTCGACAAAGACCTGGGCGTCAGGGTTCCCGAAGAAACAAGCGTCGCTGTCTGGGAAATCTGGGACAAGAAGCACCGTCAGGTAATCACGATGGCCGAGGGAATACCCTTCCCGCTCGACGTGGAAGAGTGGCGCTATCCGTACTTGGATGGATTCCCCTTTGTGATGATTCAGTTTTTGCGCGCAAAAAATCTGCTCTATCCCATCGGCGTACCGCGACAGCTCAAGGACGCGCAGTTGCAGACGAACCGCATCCGAACTCAGCAGATTCAGAACGTGCGGGCGCAGAAGAATATGTACGGCGCGACGGGCGACGTGGATAAGACGGCGCTTGACGACTTCGCCAATCTGCCCAACTTGAGCGTGGTTAGAATGCTACGCCAAGGCGATTTGTTCGCCATAGACAACCCGGAGATGAACAAAGACGCGCTGATTCTCGAACAGGCCATCGCCGCCGACGCGCAGCGCGCAACCGGGGCCGATGCGCTCTTTCAAGGGCAGCCGCTTCCCGACCGTACGACCGGGATAGAAGTCGCCACGCGCACGAACCTTGTCAGACTGAAGGCCGACGACAAAGTGGCGAACGTCGAAAACGGCGTCATCGAGATTGCAACGCAGATTCTTCAACATCTGAAGGCTAATCGAGTAGTTCCCGACGTGGTGGAGATAGTCGGGCTGCTCGGCTCGCAGTGGCGTCAATACACGTTCGCGGAAATTCAGGAGGAAACCGATGTCGAAGTTTCCTACTTCGCCGCGCCGCAGTCCAACCCGGAGGTGGAACGCCAGCAGAAAACGCAAGTCGCGCAAGTGGCCGCGCAGATGGCCCCGCTGATGGCTGAGTCGGGATCGCCAGTGCAGATCAATTTCGCGGAGGTGTTCGCGTGGCTGCTCAAATCGTTCCCCGACATCAAGGACGCCGGGCGATTCTTTCAACCGGCGAATGTCGTGCAGCCTCCATTGGAAGAAACAATCGCGCCAGCGGGCACGGGGTTGACGCCCGCGCTCGCGGGACAACTGGCCCCGGCGCAAGTTGCGGGCAGTCCGTCGGTAGGAACGCCCGGAGAAGGAACAGGATCGTCCGATCTCTTAATGCAAATCTTTGGGGGATTGGGCCAATAACAGGAGAAACATGAGGAAACTACTTTTTACACTCACAGCACTAGTGGCGCTTGCCACGCCAGCGTTCACGCAAAACAGGCTCGAAATCGGGGCTGGATACTTGAACACCGAGCTTCAGGCCAACCCGATTCAATCAATCGAATACCTCAAGGGCTATTACGCCGAAGTGGACGGAACCATTGTCTATAAGAACGGCTTCCGGCTCAGCGGCGTTTTCAGTTACCAGAAAGCCTACAACGTCGAAGTCGTCCCGATGAACGAAGTCTATCCGATGGGCCTTCGCCGCAACGTGCAGACGTTTTCCTTCGGCGGGCGAATCAGCAGGAAGCTCGGCCCGGTGAGGCCGTTCGGCTCGTTCCTTGTTGGCTTCCGTAAGCCGCACGGTGACACGAACGACGCCATCAACTATGAGCCGGTTCGCAAGTATCAGGCGGGCGCGGACATCATCTTTGGCGAGTCCAGCCACTTTGGGCTTCGTCCGTTCTTCGTGGAGTTTGAAGCAACCGGCGGGTTCGGAGACACGCGCACCCAGAAGTACGGCGCTGGCCTGTTTTTCCGGCTGTAGCTATGCCCCTCTACGAATTTGAATGTGAAACTGATGGCGTATTCGAGGCGCTGCTAACCCACGTTCCGGGCAAGGGATATTACCCTTGTCCAGTGTGCGATATTCCAGCGCCCTATATTCCGTCGCTTTACAATCCCCGGCCCGATACTCTTTGGGCAGGCCATCAGATAGAAGGCCGGGGCTACTTCACTTCCAAATCGAAACTGGATAAGACCATGAAAGAGAAACACCACATACCCGTCGGAGATCGTACCGACGGCGAAGGCATGCGGAAGATGGCGCGCGAGGCGGCAAAGGCCCGCGATGAGAAATTCGCACAGGAAAGCCGGGACTTCCTGCGGGGTGAGATGGCAAAACGAGACTTGCTCGATTCAGAGGGCAACCTTCGCCCGGAAGCCTCGAAACAGCTCACCGATACGCCCCTGATTCACACCAACGACGAGCGGGTTAAATGAATAAACGGGTTGAGATTATCGGAAACATGCTGCTCGTGCTGCTGGCGTTCAATAAGCGGGGCGAATGGGGCAGGACTGAACGCCGGGCAATGTTCCGCGCCGTCTTTAAGGCTATCTATTCGCTAATTTAACCGGGTGGTGTATCAGAATGCGCCACCTTTTATTGACTTTACCGTGTTTCATTCTTAAGATGCGGTTTCACTGTAGGAATTAGAGGGGTTATGTCTACCATCAAGATGACCGCGCCAGTGGGCGCAGGAACAGGCGTACAGAAGTTTTCGATCAAGCCGGGCGGCATGGGGCTGCAACTGGACAGCGCGGCTCCGCCTGCTGCTCCGTCCAGCGTAGACACGCAACCCGATCCGCCCGCCGCCTTGCCTCCTGAACCCGCAGCCCCCGCGAACGCATTCGCGCGCATGCACCCCGGCGTTGATCCGGCGACAGTGAATTATGTCTTTGACGAGAAAGCCCGGCGAATGCGGCTGCTGCCGATTGAAGCGCCGCCCGAAACGCCGGTCGAAATCCCGCCCGCGCCGGTTGCGCCAGTAGCGCCGCCGGTTCCTTCCGCGCCCGATTCCGTGGCTGAATTGAAGGCCCAACTCGAACAGCAAAACCAACTGATGACGGCGATGATTCAAGCCCAACTGACAGGCAGGCCGCTTGCCGAAGTGCTGAGCGGAACGCCTGCCGCACAGCCTGAGCCGGACTTGAGCGGACTCGATCTTTACGACGACGCGCAGCGGGCGCAGTTCGTCAAACAGGTGAGAGCCGATGCGCTCAACGCGGCGCGCGCGGAAGTTCAAGCCCAGATGCGCGGACACATGCCCTCGATTCAGGGCGCGCAAAGGCATGGGGAGTTCTTCGAGATTCAGGCCGCGCACGGAGCGGAGCCGGACTTCCAACAGAAGGCGGCGCTTGCCAATCAACTCATCGGGAACAATCCCAACGTTTCCTTCAAAGCTACCTACGACCTGATTTCACAAATTCAAAAGGGACTCGGCGGCGCAAACGGCGCGAAGGTCGAAGAACCCGCGAAGCAGCCCGGCCTGGGCGTGTTGACCAAAGAACAAGCCGACGCGAAAGCGGCGCAGGCGGCAAAGTATCCGGCCTCGAACGGCGCGAGAGCAATAGGCAAGCCCGAACCGCCGCCGGGTCTGAAGGGCTTCAAACAGCATGCGCTATGGGTAGCCCATCAACAGGCGATGGGCCATATGGATTAAGGAGAACACATGGCTTTAGACACTTCTTTCAACCGCGTGGTAGCTGCAACCTTGCCGCTCTACGCCCCGCGCGTGACCGAATCTATAGTGGGGTCAATCGCCCTACTGTGGAAGATGGCCATGATGGATGCGGTCGAAACCCGGCCCGGCGGAACTCAGATAGTCGAACCGACGATCCTGACCGCCAATACCACTGTAGGGGCGTACAGCGAGTTCCAAACACTCAGCACGACCCTGCAGACTGACCCGAACGTGGCGAGCTACCTGTGGAAGATCATTGCCGGAACTGAGGGCTTGTCCCTGCTTGAACAGGGCAAGAACTCCAACAGCGCAACCGCGCCGATTGACCTCTGGGACGCGATCATCAACCGGCTTGCGCTCTCGATGCGAATCGAAGTCAACCGCGAGCTGTTCCTTGATGGAACCGGGAGCGGCGGCAACGAACTGACCGGCCTCGCGCTCGGTCTGGACTTCGCCGGGACAAACAGCGTTTACGGAAACATTGACTCCGCGACGTTTACGAACTGGCGCAATCAGACGGAAGCAAGCCCAGGCGACATCGCAACCGCGCCAACTACGCTTCCCCCGGCCATGCGCCGACTGGCGAACAAGTGTTCGAGCCAGAACGAGTGGCCGACGATGTACATCACGTCGGTTGAAGTGCACGAAGCCTGGGAAGGAACGCTCATCAGCAACGAGCGTTACCAGCGCGAAGCGTTTGACGAGGATATGGTTCGTTCGGGATTTCAGAACTACATCTTCAAAGGTGGAGTGGTTTGCTTCGATGACCATATCTTCCCGCACACCAACGCCGCCGCGACTGCCACAGCTGGGCATGGATTCCTGGCGCTCAATCTCAAATATCTCAAATTCGTCATGATGGACAACTTTGATTTCGTGATGAGCGATCCGATCAGGCCATTTAACCAGATGGCCGACACGATTCAGATGATCATGCACGGCAATTTGGTCATGAATAACCGTCGGCGTCAGGGCCGCATGAACGTGGAGTACACGCCATAAGGAGGCAAATATGTCAGTAGTTTTAGGATGCGATCCCACTCGCGTTGATACCGCCGCCGCGTTCACCGTCGGAACCGAGAGCGATCATCCCGATACGATAAACTTCGCGGGAACCAAACTGCGCTACGTTAAGGCGGGAGGCGCGATTACTCTCGGAGCCGCGCTGAAGATTAAGGCCGATGAAACGACGGAACCAAACGTATTGATCGAGACATCCGCGATTCAGCAGCCCGTCGTTGCTATCGCGCACGTTGCCATAGCGTCGGGTTCGTTCGGATGGGTGACGAGGCATGGGCGCGTGGCGTCCGCGAAGGCTGCGGCGTCCACTGCGGCTGAGGCGCGGCTTGGCTCGTCGGCCTCGGCTGGAATACTGCAAACGCTCACGCAGGCGGATTCCAACTTCACAAGCAACGATTACTTCGAACTGTTGGCCTACGCGCAGTCGCCCGTTATCGCGCTCGACGCAAACGACTCGAACGGGGCGAACATCGAGGTTTTCATAGGGCAAGGATGAGCAATCCACTATGGCTGAATCTGGGTTGCGGTGACTACGAATTAGCCTGTTACCGCAACCTGGACAGCAAAAAAGGTGACACGATTTATCCGTTGGCCGACTACAAAGACGGCGAAGCGGACGAAGTGCGCGCAAGTCACGTACTCGAACACTTCCCGCATGGGCAAGTGGCCGACGTGGTGAAGGAATGGGCGCGCGTTCTCAAGCCAGGGGCAAAGCTGAAGATTGCCGTTCCTGATTTCGACTGGATAGTAAAAGCCTACTCGAACGGGCATCGGGGAGATGCGCGGCTTGAGCATTATCTATTCGGCGGACAGGTGGACAGCGATGACTACCATAAGACTTTCTTCAACGAAGACAAGTTAAAGGCGCTTCTCGAAGGCGCGGGGCTTGTTGACGTGAAGAAGTGGGAGTCCGACGCCGACGACTGTTCGAGCTATCACGTCTCCTTGAATCTCGAAGGGCGCAAGCCGTTGCCGCCCAGACAGTGCGCGCATGGCGTTTCGCGCGAAGGCGCGGGAACAAAGCATTCAACGTTCCCATTTGGAATCTGCGAATGCTGCCGCAACTCGTTCGCAAAAACGAGCGCGACCATGACGCATTGCCGCAAGTGTGAACCGGCGCAGGCCGCGCAGGAACCGGAGCCGAAACTTACCTACGCGCCGACGCCGACCTATGAGTTTATCAAGCACTCGAAGGGCGTTATTCACGTTGGGGCGAACACCGGGCAGGCGCGGGACATCTACGCGCAGGCCGGATTGCCGGTTGTCTGGATTGAGGCAATCTCCGATGTGTGCAGGCGACTAGCGGACAACGTGGCGCGCTACCCAAACCAGCGGGCGCTGAACTATCTAATAGCAGATAAGGACGACCACCCCTACATGTTCAAGGTCGCCAGTAACGACGGCCAATCATCGTCCATCTTCGACTTTGGTAAGCACACGGAAATCTGGCCGGATATAGCTTACACCCACACGGCATATATCAAAGGCTACACGCTAAAGACCGTCCTGCGGCAGAACGCCGTCAAGCTCGACGAATACGACACGCTAATTCTCGACACGCAAGGCTCCGAACTGCTTGTACTGAAGGGCGCGGAAAGCATTCTCGACAAGTTCAATTTCATTCGCGCCGAGGCTTGCGACTTCGAGTTATACAAGGGCGGCTGTCTTCTCAAAGACCTCGATGAATACCTGATACCGCGCGGCTTTGAACGGGTGATGACGTGGCATTACAAGCGCAGCCCGCAGCCCGAAGTGGAACGAATCTTCGAGGCGCTCTATCAGAGGAAGACCGCGAAGCGCCCGCAGATTACGCCGATCTACATCCACGACGAGAAGAGCGGCGCGAAGGCGATATATCGAGTGGCGGCGCTCGCCAGCGTTCCGCGCCTGGGCTTTCAGGCCCATATGAGGTCTTCCGAACAGGCGTTCGCAGACCCGCGCATCCCGATCCTGCGAGAGTCGGGCTGCGTCTTCTGGGAAATGACGATGCAGAACGGGTTCAACTCCCTGATAAAAGCGGGCGCGGACTACATCATCACGACCGATTACGACAGCATCTTCACCAATGAGGATGTAAAGGAACTTCTGCGCCTTATCGTCCGCTATCCCGACGCCGACGCCATAGCCGCGTGGCAGGCGTCACGCTGGAAAGATCATCCGGCGCTCGCGGGAGTCAGAACGCAGGACGGGCAGTGGGGCGCGGGCGTTCCAATCGAGGATATGAAAAGCCTCGACCTGACCCGCGTCGATAACACCGTTTACGGCCTGACGATCATTAAGGTATCGGCCATCCAGAAGATGTCGAAACCCTGGTTTCTGAATGTGCCGAACGAAGACGGGGAATGGGAACACGGCAAGCACGACGCGGATAGTTATTTCTGGTGGAAGTTCCGAGAGGCGGGCAACAGCCTGTATATGGCGAACCGTGTACGCATAGGCCATCTGCACGAAGATGTTTTATGGCTGGATGACGACTTCCAGCTTATCAAGCAGGACTTGACGGACTATTACTCAAAGGGCCGTCCGTTCTGAGAGGAAAAGATTTATGCCTTCAATGAAGAAAATGAAGAAAACATCCATCGGGAAAAAGGGGCAACTCAACACGAATACCACGAACCCGAAGGTAGGCGGCGCCGACAGCCGCAAGGGTTTCGTGATGTCGAACCCGTCCTCGACCAGCATGGGCGCGGGACGCAAGCCGGGCGGATACGGCGGGAAGGCGATGGGAACGGCGAAAGGCAGAGGCGGGAGGAGTTATTGATCATGGCACGCAAGCCGATGAGCGACGAGCAGAAAGAGAAAATCCGCGAGTCTCTTCGCAAGACCACGGAGAGGAAGAAAGCGGAGGCAGAGGCCGCAGCAGCGGCAGCGCCCGCCCCGGCTGATGATGGCGACTTCCTGACCGGGCACGTTCCCGAAGGCCCGGTCTGGACGCCCGCCGTGGACGTGAAGACTGGACTCGACCGCGACGAGCGCGCGGCGATTGATTTGGCGGTAAAGCTCGATCAGGCGGAAGCTCGCATCCGGGAAGCGGCGCTCCCGAAGGATACGAAGAAGATGATCCTTCAGGAAATCCAGGTGGATTCAAATAATAAAATCCGCCGCTACGTTGAGCTTACGCCGTCAATGTGCGATGCGCGCGGCTGCCCCTTCGACGCCGCGAAGGAAGCCGGGGCTACGGACTGGTACAACGCGCCAGTAGATCAGGTGATGCCCAACGGCAAGACCATCGGGCAAAGGCTCATCGAGCTGAAGGAATACCACAAGGCGACGGGGCATACCAATCAATCCCTGAACGATCACATTATCACCGCCGACGAACTGGCGAAGCGGCAGTGGGGCATCGGGCAGGATATTCGCGGAGACTTTTTAACCGGAGCGAGATAATCGCATGGCGACCGTTAATGCGCTGGCGCTGAAACTGATTACGGAATTTGGCGAGAGCACGGATGATACCGATCTCGTCGCCGTGGTCGAGCCGCGCATTAACGAAGCCTTGCAGGAAATCGCCCTCGCCACGAACTTCAACCCCTTCAAGGCCCGCGCGACATTCGCAACCGTGATCGGTCAGGCCCAATACAACATGCCTGCAACTGCGCGCGAGTTGAATCAACTCCGCTTCGTGACGGACTCTCAGCCGATCACGATGTCGACCATGCAGGATTTGGCGATGCGCGGCGCCAGGCTCGAAGACTCCGGGCGTCCCACGTTCTGGCTTGAGGATGGCGTCGTCCAATCCGGGGCCAACAACCTTCTGAGAATCCGCCTTGTCCCGGTTCCTGCCGCCGTCGAGAACATCGAAGAGGAACACTACTTCGACCCGACCGATACGGCGTCGGCCTCGCATCTTCAGGTTCCCGATAGCTGGCTCATCTGCGTTCTCGACCGTACCCGTTCGTGGTTCCTGGAGAACGAGGGCAAGTATGACGCCTCCGCGCTGGCGATCCGCCGATATGAAAAGAATCTGAAGCTCCTCACTGGCAGGGAGAACGGCAAAATCGCGCGCAAGATCACGCTTCAGCCCGTTGACCTCGCGGGAGTCAGAACCCGACGAGGTCCGCGCCTTCCAAACAACTTTCCAGATGTATAGGGGGTCAAGGCATGGCCTCCACGAATACCGACAACGCAGGACGCCGGACACTTCAAGTTCCCGACTGGAATTTCGGAGTCATTACTTCGATTCTCGGAACGGAAATCCCCGACCGCGCATTGCAGGACGCGCTCAACGTCGAGTTTGACGAGGCGGGCAATTTGGCCCCCAGAACCGGGTTGACGCAGCTATTCGCAACCACATTCGCTAACCGCATCACGTCGGCCTACTACTTCACTTCCGGCGCGGGCGAAATCGGGATTCTCTACACGACCGGCAGCCAACTCCGAATCGTCGAGACGAACGGGACAGGCGACACGAACCTGACGGGCGCTCTTACCCTGCCGTCGAATAACTTCTGGCAGTGGATCACCTACAAAGACCTCGCAATCGGCGTCAACAAGGCCACGGGCGGCGACAATCCGATAAAGGTTTCAACTGGAAGCGTGGCGGCGGCGCTCGGCGGCAGTCCGCCGAAGGGCAAGTATATCGCCCTGTGGGAGAACCGCGTGTGGATCGTTTCCGCCACGGAGCCGAATCAATTGTGGGGGTCGGAGCTGGGCGACCCTGAAGGATGGACGACGGGCGGAACGGCGGCGGACGCCATCACGATTGATGTCGAACTTGACGACGGCGACCAGATCAGCGGGCTATTCGCCACGAAGGACGCGCTTTACGTCTGGAAGCGCAAGCGCATTTACAAGGTCATCCGGGTCGCTATCGACTCGAATAATCCGCAGGGTTTGAAGATCGTTATTCACTCCCAGACGATCGGATGCGTCAGTCCATATTCAATCTTTCCCCTGTTTGATGATGTGGTGTTTCTCTCAGAGCAGGGGCTTGCGGGCCTGAAACTGACTGAACAAGTCGAGGACTTCAGAACCGCGCTTTACAGCCGCAACGTCGCGGAGATTGCGAAGATACCGAAGACGACGGAGGAAATCCCGGCCATCCTGATACCGGAGGCGAGCCAGTATTGGCTGTCGTTCCCGGCTGCGATTTCGACGCGCGCCATTAACGAAGCGTACGTGCTGGATTATCTGAACATCGCGGCGGGCCTCGACGCCACGCGGTGGACGCGGTTCAGCGGCCTTGCGGCGGGAACGGCTTACACGTCGTTCCCCGGCGCTTCAGGGCGCGTGTATGTCGTCGGCGCGCAGAATCAGGCGGGAACGCATCAGTTATTTACCTACATCCCACGGAACGCGAGCGGGCCGCTCAACGACAACGGAGAGAGCTATACGAAGTTCATCAAGACGAAGGCGTTCACGCTCGACGCCCCTTTGATTCGCAAGCACTTCCACAAGTACGGATTCCGCTTTGCGATCATGGCCGCGTCGAACGAAGTGGTATTGAGCTACTACTTTGACGAGAACCCGAACAAGGGCGGGAATGAGTCGTTCACCGTCGCCGGGTCGCTGTCGGGCGCGATCTACGATGTCAGCTTGTGGGATCAGGCGGAATGGGACACGAACATTCGAGTCCCGCTCGATTTCGTGGCCAGAACCAGACAGAACAGCAGCGGCCAGCGCGGGCAGAGCATTACATTCGAGATAAGCAACACGCAGGAGGATCAGGGCTTCCAGTTGCGCGAGATGATGTTGATTTACGAAATACTGACGGAGCGCAGAGTTGGCGACGTGTAAGAGGGCAATACTATGGCAGGCTTATTAAGTCGTTTCACAACCTTTCTACCGAATACAACGATCCTGAGCAATGACCACAATCAGGAGTTGAACAGGCTCGTCAACTTGCTGAACGGAACGACGACCAATCTCAAGACGGTCTTGAAGACTTCGGACGCGGGCGATCCGCCGCTTGAAGTGGATCAACTCGGCGCGGGGCCGATCCTCAAGCTATTGCAGGGCGGCATCCTGAAAGCGCAGTTCCGCAATACCGGGGGGCTGTGGACGCCGGGCATCTACGATACCAACGACAATGAAGAACTGCTTTTTGTCGCCACAGGCTCAGCGGTCAACGAATTTACGATAACGAACGCGGCGACAGGGAACCGCCCGGCGCTGTCTGCTACGGGCGGCAATACTGACATTGGAATAACTATCTCCCCGAAGGGAACGGGACAGGTCTTCATCACCGGGTCTAGTCCGCTCCGGCTCGCTACCGGCGTATCGCCAAGCAATGACGACGACGCGGCGCGGAAAAAGTACGTGGATGACCGAAAAGTGTCCTTCTCGGTGGGCTTTCTCATCAGCGACCCATCCAGCGTAACCATCAACGGCAGGGATTTCGGCTCATTCATCGTCCCCGCAGGCGGAACGTATACATTCACGCAGGGCAAGATAATGTTCAAAAGCGGCTCGCACACTGCGGGCGGCGACCTTGTTTTCAAGATCGAACAGGTAGGAGTTGGGGATAAGTTTTCTATGGGCCTGAACAATTCAAATAACACCGTCGACACCGTGTATGTAGACAATCCAGGGGATTTTACCGCTGGTGAGAGCGCCATTTTTAGCGCCTACCTACAAGCGCGAAGCGGAACCATCACGGAGAGAAATGTCATGGTGGTTATGGAGGGGTTCAGGACGCCGTTTTAAGTTTATGGGGCTTTATACATATCAACCGACGGCGAATGAAACGCCCGACTCATCGCAGATAGTCGGCGATTTGGCTGTAACCGGGGCGTCGAATACGGGCCACAGTTCGACGACTTCATCGGCGTCCGGCGCGGGCAGCACCGTGGATAAAACCTGTCGCTGGTCGGGCTTTGCGGCGGGGCCGAAGAATAACGTATCGGTTACGCTGAAGATAACCCACACCAGTGACGGAACCTTGACCGGCGGGACGGCGGCGAACAGGTTCACTCTGGAATATTCAATCAACGGCGGCGGCGCGTGGCTGACCGCCGTTGACAGGCTTGATATGACATCCTCGGCAGGGCCGACGACATTCTCCGTCGCGCTATCCGCCGGGCAGGATTTGACGCAAGTGCAAGTAAGAGACGTAATCAGCGCACTAAGCGATGACGCGGGAGACAGCGCCGACGCAATAGCGACAATCAGCGGCATTCAGATTGAAGTCGTGACGGTGGATCAACCCGTCGTGATGATGTAGGAGGCAACATGGCTGTATCGAATCTGAGTCCTTACCAACAAGCGCTACAAGCCGTTGTCGGCACAGGCAAGGGGGCCGACAGGCTGTTAACGCCTGATATTCTAGGCCGTGTGGCCGATCAGATATTCGGCCCCTTCCCGATTCCCCCAGGCTCGCAGATCGTCTTTCAGGGGCCGGACAGAGCCGAATGGATAGACGCCGAGGGCTTCCGCCACATCGCCACGCGCTCGCTCGACGGGCGCGATCCGGGCGCGGGGCAGATCAGGGAACAGACCGACCGTCCGCCGGTTCTGCCAGCGGCGCAGGGACAGAACGACCTGTTGAGCCAATTAACAGGCGGGCAGGGAGTATCCGCCGACTTTCAGGCGATCCGGGATTTAACCGGCAGATTGCAGCAGCCCGCGACGTTGGCGCAACTCGACCCTGAGACGGCAGCCGCTTTGCAGGCGATCACGGCGAACACGCTCGCGCAACTGGATCAGCGATTCAAGCAGGATCAGGCGAACCAGTTGGCGGCGCTGTTCGGGAACAGAATACAGTCGTCATCGATTGCGACGAACGCCCTGGGACAGTTGCTTCAGAATCAGGGGCTTGTCACGTCTCAGGCGCTTTCAGACGCAGCCGGGCGAGAACTCGGAGCGCGGCAGTTCATTACGGACACGCAGCGGGCAAATCTGGCGACGGCGCTTCAGGGATTACTCGGCGGCGCGGGACTTCAAACCGACCTCCTGACAAACCTGTCAGGCCAGCAGACGCAGCGGGACATCGCGGGCGGCGGATTGAATCTCGATTTCGCAAGGCTCGCGGAGTCGGCGCGGCAGGCCAATCAGGGGTTTGAGCTGGGCCAGCAGGAGGCCGATACGCGATTGGCTCAATCCCGGAGCGTCCTCAGTAAAATCCTTCAAGGGATCGGGGTCGCGGGATCGGCGGCGGGCGGAATCGGAACGCTGATCGGCGCGATTCCGAGAGGTAAAACAAATGGCTAACACGGCATTACTTCAGGCAGTCGTTCAGACTCTTTTGCAGGGCAGGCCAGCAAGCCCCATCGCGCCCGTTCCCGCGCCTATCCCTTCAGGCGGATTCACGCCTCCGGGCGGGTTTGGGATGCCAATGCTTGACGCGCCGCCGACAGTTGCGCCGGTTGCGCCCGCGCCAGCGCTTGACCAATCGTTAATCGAACAGTTGACCGGCCCGCGCCCTGTCGCGCCAGTGACTCAACCTGTTTCACTGCTTCAGAAAATAGCGCTCGCGCTTCAAGGCTTCGGCGCGGGCGTTGAAGGCAGGGGGCCGCAATTCCTTGCGCAGCTCGACGAACAACGGCAAAGACCACAGCGCGAGTTTCAGGCGGCGACCGAACAGTATGAGTCGAATAGACGCCGGGCTGTGGGAATTGCCGAAGATAAGCGGCAAGGGGAACGGGCGGACATCCAGCGGCGGGCTGACATTCAATCAGGCCGGGAGTTTCAGTTATACGAAGGCGAATTACGCGACCGCAGGCAGGAGGCGCGCGACCTGAGACTGCAAGCCGCCGCGCTCGAACGCGAAGAACGCAAGGTTGAAGGCGAACGGCTTGAACAGGAGCGCAAGCAGAAAGCGCAGCAGGAGCGTGACGCCCGGCTGATTGCGCGTGACTTTGGCAAGGTAGGAGCGCCGCCTGCCGTCGCTAAAAACCTGGGCGACTATTACGCCGGACTGACGGATAAACTGTCGCCGGAGGCCGCGAAGTTTGAAAGCGCACAGGCTCGGCTTGCCGATATACGAGCGCGAAAGGCGGCGACAGGCGGAACCGGAACCAGCGCGGGAGATACGAACGCGGCGACCTTGGAGATGCAATTCAATGCGCTGAAGGCGCGATTCCTGAACGCGGAGAAGCCGACGCAAGGCATGCCACGGGGCGACCGCGCGCTGATGGATAGAATAGCGGCGCAGTTCCCTGCAGTTATGAACAAACTGGAGAAGCTCGGATGGGAGGTTGGGTACGATGGCATCTATCCCTATATCAAGCCGCCGCAAGCGCAATCAGGGCGGCAACAAGCAGCGCCGCAAGCGCAGAACAATGACCCCGGAGATGTCAGGAGGCATTTAAATGCCGGACGTAACTGAATTGGGGCGAGCGGTAAAAAGGAAGTATCCGGGAGCCTATAACGACCTCTCAGATGCGGATTTAGGGCGCGCGTTCAAGGCCAAGTACCCCGGCGCGTATGATGACTTCACGGACATCCCCGCACCAGCGCAGCCGTCGCCCGCCGCGCCTGGGGGGTTCCGGGCTGGCATATCTGGATTCGCGGCCCCTGTGACTGAAGCTCTCAGCGTCGGATTGCAGCGTGGCGGGGCATTTTTTGCTGAGAACGCGCTCGCCTTAGCCGAAACGATTCAGGGAATGAAGCGCGGCGACGTGGAACCGCTACAGGAAGCTATGGAACTTGGGGCGCGGGGGGCGGCTTCCACCAGCGCGCAACTTGGCGACGTGATAACCGGCAGCAACCGTGCGGCGGAAGTTCCCGGCGCAGACCCGCAGGCGCTTGCCGAGGCGAAGCGGCAACAGATGGAACGCCGGACGAAGCGGTCAGAGTTTAAGGAAGGCTTTCAGGGCGTACAGAAAATGCGGGAAAGCGCCGATGTGAGAGCCGCGCGCGATCCGTCTCTCATCGGGAAGGCGATTCGACGCGGAACGGAGTTTGCCACGCTTGCGGCCCCGGCTGTCGCTACAGGCGTTGCCACAGGCGGAAGCGTTCCGGTAATGACCACTCTCGCCGCTCTGCAAAGCGCCGGACAGCCTGAAAACCTTGCGCTGAATGTGGCCCTCGAAGCAGCCCCTATTCCTTTGGGGCGCGCGTTCAGTGAAGGCGTTGACTCTGTTCGCCGGACGTTCGGCAAGGGCGCGGCGCAAGTAATCGAAGCGGAAGCAGCGCCCGCAATCGCGCCCCGGTTCCTGCGGGAAGGACTGCCCCCCGCCCCGACCGTTGACCCGCTGCCTGTCGCGTTTTCCAAACTCGGAACGGATAACATCGAACAAATCGGCGCGATGATCGCAAACGCAAACCGGCGCTTCGGAAAGAAGCGGACGCCCGAACAGATACAAAGCTCGATGGAGGACTACAAGGCGCTGCAGCAGTTGACGCCTGAAGAACACGCCGCGTTGGGGGAAGTTCTGCCAGTGCGGAATTATGCCCCCGTCAAGTCGGATTTCGCCGGTGAGGGCGCGTACGCGCAGGACATAGCCGATATTCCCATGGCGCAGGCCGACGCGCAGTTGCGGGCGAATATTAGGGGGATAGGGGATTTCTTCGAGCAGGAAGGCCGGGCCCTTCAAGCCGCCGAGGACGCGGCGATCATGGGCGACATCGGCCCCGCCGCTACATCCGGCCAGATAGTGCAGCCCGCGCGCGTGAGCGCCGCTGACCTGATAACCTCTGCCCCGCCTTCCGTTCGTGCGGCAGCGGCGGGCGTCACAGGGCCAAGAGTCGGCGCAGACCTCGACGCGCTGAATGTCGCCGCCGCCCAGGGCGCGCCGCCTGTCCCGCCTGGAGATGTCCCGACCGGCTTCGGCGGACAAGCGCCACAGGGACAGCAGGCGCTTTTCGATGCCGCCGCGCGCTCGCCGTGGCAGGATACGGTGCTGGCGTATATTCGTGCGAACTTGCTTACTAATCCAGTGGGCCGCGCGCTCGACTTCGGCCAGACTATTATTAACCAGTTCGCGGACGCCGCTCTGCGCCCCGTTGCCGCCGCCGTGGATGTGGTCGTCTCAAAGCTTACCGGCCAGCGCAGCATTCTTGGGCCAAACATTAGAGACACGGGGCGCGCATTTGGTTCCATCAGGCAGGGATTGAGGGACGCGCGCGAGACGCTGAGGACGGGACGGCAGGCCATAGATAGCGCCGCCACTGACGACGTGCTGTATGGCCGTGAGATACGCAGCGGACTTGGCAGGGGCTTCGACGTTCCCGTCAACGGCCTGTTTCGACTTATTGGCGCGATGGATGCGCCCTTCCGCCGGTTCGCCTTCGCCCGCAACCTTCAGGAGCGCGCAAGACTCGCGGCGATCAACGAGGCGAAGCGCGGGCGGATTCCACGCGATCAGACCGTCGCCCGCGCGCGGGAATTGATAGACCGTGACGACATCATAGCCGCCGCTGTTCGTGACGGAGAGAAGGCCGTCTTGTCCGAATCCAATGTGATTTCCAGTTGGGTAGCAGCCCAAACGCGGAACTCCCCGACCGCGCGGCTGGCAGTTGGGCTGCTTCAGACGTTTTTGCGGATTCCGGCCAACGCGGTGTTTAAGGCGGCGGACTTCGCAGGGCTAGGCGGCGTCAAGATGCTGTACAAAATAGCGCGTGGCGGGCTTCGCAAGGCCAAAGGACAGGCATTCTTTCGGGACTTGGAGGAACAGCGAGTATTCGCGCAAAACGTCGCGGCGGGTTCATTCGGCGTGGCGGGTTTTATGTTGGGCATGGAGTTGGAAGAACGCGGCAAACTGGAAGGCTATTTCTACGTGGGCCGCAGGGACTTCCCCGGCAGACACGTTCCGACCTCGATTGAGATTGGCGGAACACGTTACGACGTGGGCAGATTGGGCGGCTTCATCTTCGCGCCGCTGTTTATCGGCGCAACCTACAACCGGCTCAGGAAGGAGGACGCGGGCAAGGCCAACGCATTACTCCGGTCATTCAGCGGACTCGTCCAGCAGGCCCCGGCGCTCGGCTATCACGGCGCGCCCGCGAAGGCGGGGCGGATACTGTCGGCGGACGATATGGTTGGCGAACTGAAAAAAGAAGCAGGCAGCACAGTGTCGGGCCTCATCCCTGCGCGTGGGTTTCTGGGCGCGACGGCCAAAGCTCTCGACCCTGCCAAGAAACGCGAGGCCGAAGGCTTTACCGGGCCGATAATGAACGCTATTCCGGGCCTGCGCGAGATGTTGCCGATAACGGGCAATGAAGCATTGGATGCTGCCGTTGACCGCAACAGCCCGCTACTTCTGGAAGTGCAGCGGTTGAAGATTCGAGTCGCGGAACTGCAGCGCAAGAAGGACGAACCGGAGGACACATTCAAGGCCCGCGTCCAACAGTTCGCACAGAACTACACAAGCTACGGGCTGCAGCTCATTCAGGATTCCCGCTTCCAGGCCGCGTCCGACGACGTGAAAGAACGCGCATTGAAGAAGCTCAACGAGAAAGCGAAGGGGCTAACCCATAAGGAATTTGCCAACCCGGAGATTGAACTCGCTCCGGGCTTGATTCTCGACATGGTGGAGAAATGAAAATCCACATCCCGCAGAAATACATTCACGGCAGGATCAAGCGCGGCAGCATTTCCGTGGGCGGCGGCAGCGGTGAGGCGTCCCTGGCGCCCACTGCCATTGACGACATAAGAGTATCCGTCGAACCTGAAGGACTCGCGGGATTCGCGGACGACGGCCCTATCGACGTATGGGCCGATGAAAGCGGGCATTCCCCGGCAAACGATTTTATTCAGGCGACCGAAGCAAATAAACCGATATGCAAGACGAACATTCTCAACGGGTTTCGCATTGCGCGGTTTGATGGCGTCTCCGACCGTATCAGCACTCAATACGGGCCAAAGGACGATACGGCAGACGGCTATACATTTGCTGCGGTCTTTCGTACTAACAGCCTGACCGCAAGACAGCTCATTCTGTGGACAGGCGATGCCAATAGTCCCGGTTTTCCGCCAAGTGGATTTGTCACATCCCCATTTTCAATAACTGATGATGGCACGGCTAATTTAGTTGGTAATTTATTACACAATCCCGCTGGCCCCGACACTGTTAAATCGTACGCTTCGCTAACCGACACTGCGGATTTCCACATTGGAATCTGCACCTTCAGCGGGATGACAGTCAACCCCGGCAACAAGACGACCCAGATGTTTCTTGATGGGGTCTTCGCCTCCCCTCAGACATCGTCATTTAGTCTGGATTACACACAATTTGTAGCTTTAGTGAGGATGGGCACGCCGGGCAATCTGGCGTCCAATTTCTTCAATGGCGACATTGCCGCCGCTGCCATTTTTGCAAGGGCGCTGTCTTCGACTGAGATTACAGGGCTGTACACATTTTGGCGCAACAAATTCAATCTTTAATGGAGTCTCCCCCAATATGAAACTAGAAGCGATTTCCATCATTATCACCAATCTTGCCCTGGTCGTTGGCGCGGTCTGGCGCATGGGGTTCCTGCTGTCCAAGATCGAAGTCCGTATTGTTCACGTTGAAGAGAAGCTTGGCATTTTCAACGGCGAGTCTCTGCGCCGTCTCTCCGACCTCGAATCGCGCATCCTCTACCTTGAGCGCATCGAGAAGCGTTCTTGACTTCCCAGCCCGGCGTTCTATAATGCGCGCCGGAGGAACCATGAAAAACACCATCATTCGCATCGCCATCTACATCCCAATAATTTCATTCTTTTGGTGGATATTCACTCCGGGCTTTTTCGCCCCCCAGAACTTTCCCGGCCCGCCCGTCGCTCAGGCAATAAGTTATCTCGCCTTCTACGGCGTTACTTACGGCGTCTGGATCGTCGCCTACGAAGCCTGCTATCGGCTTGCGAGATATGTTTGGAAGCCGAAGTCCGCGCCCGTTCCTGAGACTCAGAGACTTGAACCGCAGGAGACGCGGCCCACTACCGGATTAGGAGTCAACCAAAGATAGCCAGAGTGATAACCAATGCGGCAATGATGGCGAGTTCGGTTGCCACAAATAGATAGTCTTCCCTGTCCCAAGGCGTGTGCCAGCCTTTATTAGCCTCGGCCAAATCTTGCAGTTCCATTTCAGTGTTAAGGTTTTCCGGTGTCATCGCTTCCTCAATTTTCACAGGGTTGGCCGTGCTATAGCCTCGTTCCAACAGTCTAGGTAGGCCGCGATAAGCGTTTCGCCTACACCAC